CTTACGAACCCCGCACTAATGCCGCGGACTGATGTACTGCCATCCAAGATAATCAGAGTTCCATCTACCGAGAGATTGCCCGTGATCGTTATGGCACCAGTAAACCCGACAATACCTGCCAGGTCGATGTACGTCTCTGCAATCGCCAATCGGTCTTCGTCGGTTGCGTTATCTAGTACAGCGCCACCAACGAGGTCGATAATCCCTGTACTCTCAATTCCGAAGATGACGGTATTGTGTGAATCCGTGAAGTACCGCCCTCCGGCGTAATCCGTTCTGTCCAGCGCAGCCTGCGCGCTACCAGCAAATAGGAATGCGAACACACCCAAGATAAGCAGCGTTGCAAGTACTGGACCCAATCGATTTCTTTTCATGACTCCTCCTCCGCTCCCGCGAGCGTGTAGAAATGATCGAGATACCTTTTCTTCTCGCGCTGGAAGAAGGCCACCAGTGCCGCCATATATCGCGCCCCTGCACCTTCTTCAAGCAGAGCCTGTTCCCAATCCGTGAAACTCTTTAGCGTGTAGCTCGCTGCCTTGCCTTCGTCGTTCATCGGAACGAGATCGCAATGACAGTTGATGACTTCGACAGCCAACCCCGCGCCGTCGCCAGGATGATTCATAGCGTTACCCGTGACGGACATGATGAAGAATGACTCCATCGGGATTCCGTCCACGTACTTAGCGTCGGTTTCGATGTGCCAGTCTCGGGGGTTGAGCTGTCCAGGATGTGCCAGCCATCGCTTCTTCGGCACGCCTACGCCTTTGTAGAGATCGAACTGGCCTGTCTCAACCGCGCCGTGGATCTCAGTCTGTGCGATCGTTCGGCTGCGTGAAATGCTCATATCGTCGAACTGACCCCGAAGCCTTCGAGCGATGGCCTCGACCCCTTCACCCTCTCTCATTCCCGAGCTGATGGTGTTGGAGATTAGCTTCCGTGTCTCTGTGTCGATGCTGTTGACAATTCCTCTCCCGACGTTATGCCCAAGGCGTTCATTCACATAGGAATCTATTGACCGCTGGAAGTTGTACCGGCCAATCCACTCCTCGGGCACTTCAAACCCGATCTCCAAAGATAATCCTCTGGCACGCTCTCCACCCTCTTTCATCAAGTCGGGGATGTTGTTCGTATGCACTGCGCGTTGATCTACCAACGACGCATGAGCATCAGGGAGATACGCGGCAGGATCACCGGCAAGTGGAACGTCCTTGCCGTATCGCCGACTCCTACCGCGCGCCCTTGTTGAGGAGAGAACCGTGCCGGCTACTTCAGCCGGTCCAGTCATTAGGATGGAATTGACAAGCTCTCCAGTCGCTTCAGGCATGTTCAGGAACTCTCGCCGCTCGTTCATTGTGAGTGGTTGCTCTTTCAGGAATCGCGCTACCCGCGCCTTGCGCTCCATGTCTTCCTGTAGAGCTTCGATGGTGGAGAGATCGAACATCAGCATCACTTTCGGATCGTCCTTCATCAGCCCGTAGTTGATCTTCGATTGGAGCAACTGAAGGCGAGGCAGGACGGTATTCTCGTAGAAGATCTCCTCTTGGATCTGTGCGACTGCGCGATTCAATCCCTGATCGCGTGCTTGTGCAATCATGATAGGGGGCACACCGTACACGGCGAGGATCTCTTCGCGGTTCATCTTGCGAAGCTGTTCAAATGCCATCTCACTGTGCGAGAGCCCTGTCCTTTGATACTCGAAGCCACTCCCGAGTACGGCAGTCTGGAAAGCTCTGCCCGTCCCTTGATGGCTTTCGTCCCATCGGCGCTTGATTTTCTTGGCAACGGTATCAGTCACTACCTTGTCAGTCTTGAGCAAACCCAAGGGCTCCGCTTGATGCTCGAAGAACATGCGGTTGTAATCCTGCGCACGAACGTCACCAATCAGGACGGACCTCAGCACCTTTGTAGCGCCCAGCCCGAACCAAGGATTCTCAGGATTGAACTCCTCGAAGTGGATGATGTGATTCTTCTTGAGATAGACGACACGCCCGCCGCCGTAGAATACCCAGCCGTCGATTAGCTTCTCACCGGGGATGGGGAGCATCTGCCGTGGGTCGATCTTCGGCCAAATAGACGTGACTTCTTTCTCACGCTCTGACGCGAACACTTTCTCCCAGTAGGCATTGCCGTCCAGGTCGATGTAGGCAGAGGTGGCGAAGATCAAATCGTATCGCGTGAGTTCGGCGTCATCGTTCGGATTGTTGAGCAGGTCAACCATCTTGTGTCCACCGTCGAGGATCTTGCCACCTTCAAACTTCACCCATTCCTCGAAAGCCTCTGCATAGTTGGGGATGCCGTGCATCGACTTGAAGTCCTGAACCGTTGCTATCTTCGGCCGCTTGTTCGGCATACTGACAGCGATGATAGGAACACGCCCACAAGCCCGGGCGATGGCTTTGATTGCAGCATTCGCCCACGTGCCTACACGGTATGCGGGAATAAGGTCGGCTGAGTATCGAGGGCGGTTGACAGTCGCGCCTGCGTTCTCTATCACAGCTGTGATGGTGTCTGGTCTTTCGACGCCTCGTGTAGCAGATCCGAGGCCGCGTTCGAGCATATTCTGAAAGCTCACTTTCTCCCCCTCAAAACAGAAACGCCCCTCAATACGAGGGGCATTCGTCTAGAACGCTCTTCTTCGTCTTCTAAGCTAAGATACTACGAATGGGGGTTTGTGTCAAGTGATACGATGGCAGCACCCTCACACGCTATCTGGATCTTCTTCGGCATCTGGCACCTCCGAGAATAGGTCCAACGGCTTTGCTGCCTTCTGTGCTGCGTATAGGTTGTTCACCGCCACCGCATAGTATTCTGGCTTCAGTTCAATCCCGACGAACTCTCGACCGTGTTCGATGGCTACGTAGCCAGTCGATCCGATCCCAGCGAACGGGTCAAGGATCAAGTCGCCAGGATTGCTCCACAACTTCACGCATCGTTCGATTGTCTCAAGTTGCAACGGGCAGATATGGCGCTCGTCTTTCTCTGTCCGGGCCACTCGCACATTCAGCGTATGCGTTTCTCGGATGTTGTACCATATCGGCCTCGCCCATTCGATCCACGTGTTGTTGTCCATCTCCCCAGATTCAACAGGAGTCACAGGCATTGTGTTATCTCCTGGTTTCTTGAAAACGAGAACGTAATCTGCCAGCGCAGGACGGAGAGCAGATGAGTCTTTGTTGAGCGTAACGAACATCAGCGACTTGGCTTTCGTCCTGATAGCCTGCGCCTGCGGATCCTTGTCGATACATACCTCGCCATAATAGTGCCATCCGCGATCATCGAACGCCTTGATAACGTCACCACGGAAGTCCTTCAAGCCGATGTATCCGTCATGGATCTTCGTTGCTGGGACTTGAGCAACGTGTACAGCACAGTTACGGCCAGGAGCTGTCACTCGCAACAGATCGTCGATGATGTATTGGAAGTGATGGAAGAATTCAGTGGGCGTCTTGCTGTTCCCGAGATCCCTCTCAGTCGGGCTGTACGTGTAAAGAGATAGGAATGGTGGAGAGAAGACGGACAGCCCGACGCTATCCGTGTCTACCTCTCTCAGACGTTCAACGCTATCGCCTAACTTGATACGCCATCCCTCACCAATCTCCTCTGACTCTGCGTAATTGAATTCAACAGCCGCCGCTTCCTCGATCTCGTCTTTCTCGTATTGCTGGACGTTCTTGATGAGTTCTTCAGTCATGATTTTGGCTTGTCCTTCCTTTCGCATCACGTTAGCGAAGATGTCTTTCTCGATGTCAGCGAGCACGATCTTGACATTGACCGGTTCCGTTTGCCCGAAGCGATAGCACCTGCGGATTGCCTGGTAGTACGATTCCCACGAATCAGACAGCCCGACGAATAGCATATTGTGGCAGTTCTGGAAGTTCATCCCTAACCCAGCTATCTTCGGCTTGGTGACGAGAACGCGAATCTTTCCCTCTTGGAATGCTTCGAGCTGGTCGCTCTTGTAATCTAGCGAGTCGCTTCCTTGAACCTCAACCGCGCCATCAATCGCCTTTGCCATTGCGTTGCTCTCATTGTTCAAACCACACCATACGATCCACTGATCGGAACTATCATTGACCATCTGAGCGGCGGCCTCGACCTTTGCTCCTATAGTTTCTCTCCTCACTTTGGCTCGATCCTGAATCCCCTTGAGTTCATCAAGAAACAATCTCCCACTAGGAACGTATCCGGCATCGACATAGAGAGGTTCAATTGCCAGTGGAGGGAGTGCGAATCCGTCATCTTCATATCCTAGATCAGATGGAAGCCGAACACTCATTCCCCACGAAGCCATCCACTTGTAGAACGATTCCCGAGCGTGTCCCTTGATCCTCCATCCTTGGGCTTGCTTCTTGTTGGATTCATGGACGAAGAAACATGCCAGCATATCAACACGAGACATGATGCCGAGGAACTCAGCATGATTAGCAATCTCCGCGATGTCGTTCGGAGCCGGTGTAGCCGTGCAGCATAGCCGATAAGGAACATCCGCAAACATCTCGCACAACTTCACTCGCGTCTTTCCGTCTAGTGATTTCAGGATGCTCGATTCATCAAGAACAACAGCTCCGAATTGAGAGGCATCGAACTTGTCGATCATCTCATAGTTCGTGATGTAGATCCCGTGGCCGGATGGCTGATCTCTGACGTACTGAACCTCAACGTCGATCTTCTTTGCCTCACGAACCGTCTGCCTTGCCACGCTCAGAGGCGCAACGATTAGCGTATTGCATCCAGTCAACCGCGCCCACTCTACCTGAATGAACGTCTTGCCCAGCCCCGTGTCTGCAAAGACGGCAGCCCTCCCTTTGCGGATGGCCCATCTAGTTAGATCGCGTTGGAATGGAAATAGGAAGTCATTTATATCCCCATCTCCGACCGTTCGACCGCTTGATCGGAATTGGATCCTCTTTGATTCTAGGAAGGAAATATACTCTGTGCTGTTTGCCTTCATTCCATCACCCCTTTGAGTAGGTTGCGGGCAGCCCGTCCAACTCAAAGACGGGCAACGGATTGCCTCTGGAAGAGCCACCCGCTAGGAAGATTATACTTCATTTCGTGTCTGCTTGCCGACTGGTCATATCCCACACTACTATCATTTCGTCAGTCTCGTTGCCATCGTCATCGACAATGCCGAACAGTCCGAATGATCCCCGGCCATTCGTGGGGTCATGGCTGATATTCAATAGGTCCACTTTCTTGAACTGAGCCACCGCCATCTCCATGCTGGTCGAATGAACCTTAGCGACTCGATCCTTGCTCACGACTCTGTACATGTTGCCGGTCATCGTGACACCTCAACGCGCGGTCTTCTTGTCCGCGTCTGCCAATCTGCGCGGCGGTCGCTATCTTCCCAACGGGGCGCTGGCAGCAACGCATCCCAGAAGAGTTCTACCGTCAGATCTTCCGGCTGCGCGGCTGGCAATATGATCCGACTACTGTCAAACGACCATCGGTGATCGGCAAGATGACGAATGATCTGGTCTACGATAGGCTCGCGCCGGATGTGTATGAATTCCTTCTCTTTATCGCTGAGTCGAATCGGCTCCAACTTGCCCCCCTCCTTTGTTGTACGACTGCGCCGGTATCAGCATCAGCCGTTGCTCGCCGTCTTCCATGATGACCGTCTTCCCTAGCTTCACAAGACGGCACCGGCCCTTGTGTATGTCAAGCGTCAGACTCGCTGCAACCTTTAGCTCGTTCAAGCTGGCGATCAGTTGCATCGTGTTGTCGTTTATGATGTCTCTCTCTTGTTCGTTCATTCACTGCCTTTGCTGTATAGCTCTATTGCGATAGTGGCCTTCTTGAGGCCCGGCACAACGGCATTGTTGGTGACAGAGGAGATCTTTTCCCCATCTAAGTAGTGTTCTGAATCCCACGAAGTCTCTACTGCCACAGAATACCTTCCGCCGAGCTTCTTCGACAATAGGGCTGCTTCTTCCTGAACATTCGCGTATGCTGTTATCTCTTTCCCTCTCATCGGATCTAGCCTTTTCACAACGTTTCTTATGCCCTCACCTATATCATGCGCGAGAATTACGCTAGGCGTTGGCTCTACGATGTCTTCCTCTACTGCTTGGAAGAAGGAATACTTCTCGAAGGTAGATTTAATTGCATCCTCTAACTTTGAGCCTGTATAGCTAGTTATCATCAAGGTGGCTAACTCATTTGCTTTACAACTCACCACTATCTCTCTTACATTCTCTATTTCTATCCCGGCTTTGTCCAGAAGTTCTTGCCCTATCTCCCAGCCTTTCTTGCTGTGAGGCATGTACGCGCCCATTATCTCCCTCCAATTTCGTGGACATACAGTCTAAGCACAACTACATCTCCACTTAACGTGTGTATGGTAGTCCATTGTCTGCTCTTTACGTATTCGGCGTATGGCCCTGTTGGATCCGCTGGTTCTGGATACATCTGCAACCCACGCAATACTTCTAGGATATGCCAATGCGTTCTTTTGATTGCCTTCCTCCATGAGTATGGAACCAATCTGTAAAATCGTATTCTGCAACGGCGCTCGCGCCACATGCGATAATTCCATCGCCACCACAGCACGGAGATTCTCCTCAATTCCAACATCCGTTCTCCTAATGTTGCACCTAGGAGATGCCTTCTACGACAGCGGAAACCGTAGCATCGATCAGTGCAAGCATAGTGGGTTCCAATCACCCTCTCAGCATGGATTCCGCGTTTCTTAGCTCTCCATGGTGGTCGATATTCACATATTTGGTTCATCATGAGATGTATTCCTCAACCAAGGAGCCTTGAAGATGATACCTCTCCTGTATGCCATGATTGGTTCTCCTGTTTTAATGTCAACGATCGTATTCGCGAATGGATAGCGCCAGGTCATTATCAGTTTAGACCAGCACCATCTCTTTAGATAGATCAAACAACGGATCTCGTACCACTTTTTTGGAATTAACGATGTAAATGGATATGTGTCCGCTGACTCCTTCCAATACATCTCGATTACTGGAACGTGCTTACTCATGGCCCTCCTTTCGGTCCAGCCCCTCTACTATTGAGACAAAGAGACAAGTAATAATCCGAGGCATTGCTCGCGGATCAAGCATAGGAATCTCGTGTTTGAAAATCATGCTCCCAAGGCGACTCTGCTTCTGTACCTTGAGCATTACGACATCAGGAGGGGTGACGTAAACATCGTAACATTCACAGGCGCGCTCTGGACGCTTTTGCTTATCAAATGTAATAGCTACGTGCACACCGTGATACATGAGGCCACCAAGAAGCTCCCATGCATGATTCATATCTATGAGACACATTGCATCTGTAATTTCACGCCCGCCCGCTTCTGCGCCCATTAGCTGCGCAGCCCTATGTCCTAATTCCTTATCTGGCATTGATACAATTCTCTCTTCACACCATAAAGGACTCACAGTAATCACTCCCTCTATCCATCATTCCTCCACGCCACGAACTGACAACTTGTAGGACAGACGCCCCACGTCCCTTCCTCGTCCGGTTTGTACGGCTCCGTTTCCTTCACAGCGATCATCCGATAGTCTGCCCACCTCAACCCCTCGTGGCTCGATGGCACAAGCTGTAGGCGGATCATCACTCGCTTGATCACTAACGGATTGCCGCCCTTGAGCTGCTTGGTCATCAACGCCTTGAAGCGGTAGAACTGAGGGATGGAGGGTTCGAGCAGCGTTCCGATGTAGTGCTTCTGGCCGAACTCGTGCCAGTCCTCTTTGTCCAACAGGGCTTGAAGGAAACTGCGAGTCACCGCGAGAATGTCCTTGCCGTCCTGTATGCTTCGCTTCTTCTCTTCGCTCACAACTACCCCCTAAACCTCTTGAGGACGTATGCAACCAGCGCCGCTATTGTAACCAATACCGCCACACCAAAGAAGGACAAGCCGACGTCTACCACCACAGCGCGGATCAGGCCCAGCGTTCCGAGGATGCAATAGAAGACCAGGAATCCCTTCCCTATGTGGAAGTTGAAACGAGACAGGCTCTTCTTCTTGAAGCCCCGAGCTTCGTCCGCCTCAGTCGTCAAGAAGAACCACATGCACAAGGCGCTGTAGGCGAAGAAGACAATCGCAGCGAAGGCGACGGCGATCTCCAAGAGGCTGTAGGTTGTTTGCAGTACGGCGTTCATAGCTTTGATTCCTCCACAAGCTCGGGCATGACTTCGCTGAGATAGGAAGTCAGGCCGACGAAACCATCACCTTCATTCTCTTCAGAGAATCCCCGGAACCTCACCCGCGCTGGATAGGCATCAGTGATACTCCCATCCTCTTGTTGTACAACGACGATGGCCCATCCGAATGTATGTAGGATGCGATTGATCCACCACAGGAGCTTGCTCGTCTGGAATTCCTTCCACGTCTTCTTCGTGACCATTGGCTCATTCATTTCATATCCTCCCTTAACGGATACCACAGCCCGTACCACTCGGCAGACGGCTCGGGCCATATCATGTTCAATCGCATCGGGCCGACGAAGTGATCCTCCGAGGTACACGCCTCAACCGCGCGCGCCTCAGACGTGAAGACTCCAACGACATCCCACGCCTTCAGAACCACATCATTCACTTCACCGACGATGTAGACCATGCGGTTAGGCATCTGATCTCCTTTGCCCGTGAGGTGGAGCAGGGCGTGGCCTTGATGTCGGTTCCTTTATCGTGAATCCGCGACTGCTTCTCTTATCGCCAATTGCTAAACCGATCTCGGCGATTCCTATTATCACGAATGCAGCAAGAAGCAATCTAATGCCCACTTCACTCACTCTCCTCTTCCGTCTCTTCAACGGCCTTTGCTTCTTCGATCTCGATGATAGCAGGGAAGATCTTCCCAACTAGCTCTGTGATACCTCTCCGGGCCTCTAACGCCCCTTCCTCCGTCTCGTAGATGTGTAGAACAATCTGGCTCGCGTTCGATAGGCGGCCCATCAGAGCTTTGCGCCTCACGTCGAACCCCGTTATCCATTCAAGCGATCCGTTCGTTAGCTTGACCCACATGGTTCCTCCTCAAGGATTACGATCTTTGCCGCCTTCACTAACTCTCGGAACGTCGGCTCAGGTTTCCCCGGTGCAGGCTTCCACGTCGGTGGCCGCGTATCCTTCACCCAGTCTGCTTTGACTCCGAAGACCTCACGCTCTGTCTGCCCAAACACGTCGATCCACGCCTGCGCCTGCCCGCGTTTCTCCCACACCCATCCACCACCGTAGGTTCGTGAGCATCCTTTCTTCCGAAAGACAAGATGCTTTAGCTCTGCGTCCGCGATGCCTTTCCGGTATTCCTCGCTAGGGCCGATGGTGTAGATCATTCAACATCTCCTCGTGTTGTTTCATCTTCAGAACCACGCCCCGTTCACTTGATTCAACACCCAACAGACGTATACCACACTAGCCACGCCTAGAACAATTAGAACCCAAACCCACCAAGACATAACAATCACCTCCTCAGTCTTCCCACTCAACGAACACTTCCTCACATTCACTGCTGCCAAGTTCGGTCGGCGCATCCGAGAATAGGAACGTCACTCCATGCTTTGAGACGGAATAGCGCATGAACTTGGTGATCCCCGTAGGATGTGTGAACGGTTTCGTTGTCTTCATCTCAGTTCCGAAGGTAACGGTCAGTTGCAACGCAGACATGGATAGATCAATTGGGGCAGCCGTTGCCGGCCCCCTTGATCGCTTGCGATCGCTCGTCAGACACCCACTCACTTCACGATGTTCTATAATACCAGGACGAACTTCTACGGTCTCTATTCTCTTTACCATATCTGAAATCTCTCCTCAAATGACCCCGACTTGTCCCTCACCACTTCCGAGTAGTTCAACGAGTGCGCATAGTGATCCGGCGCGCTCCCTTCGTCGTATGTCGCGTACTTGTGCTTCCCTGTGTCCACGATCTTCCTCACCATGCACGTGAACTGGTCCCAGTAGTCTACAGGCAATCCAGCAGGCACAACCAATCCTTCTTCCGGCTTGTGGATAAGAGAGAACGTCTGATCGAGTGTAGCCGTCCGTGGCACTGACACGAACTCAACGCCGTCCTTCTCCTTAACAGTCTCGCCTACGGTCACAGGTGATGAGTGATACCGAATGAGCTTGATCCCACGATCAGGATTCTTCTGAGCAAGCAGCTTGGCCATGTACGTCTCAGGCATGGCGTCTATCCCGCAAGAGAGGACGTTATACGAATCCAGCGCGTCGTCTACCTCTTCCCAGTTCTTGACCCCTGCCCACAAGATCTCACCGTCCAACGCTCTCACTGTCACGTGCAAGCAGTCGCCTTCTGATCCGCCCACATCGATTCCCATCACAGTGTGAGCAACGGACCCCGCCACCATCGCGCTCCCTGAGCACGTCAAACGGTTGATAATGGTCATGTCTAGCTTTGCCCCTGCTGATGCGTAGGGCTTGCCCAGTCGGTTGTTGTAGAAGGCTCGCTCTTTCGTCGGGTTGCCCTCTGCGTCGTCCCAGTCGTTGAGAAGGTCAACCGGTAATACTCGAGGTGAACACACTTGAGGAATCGTCCAGCTAATGTACGGAGCCTTCTCAACCTTCGGCCGCCACTCTCCAAGCAGGGTAAAGTAGTGCGGCTTGCCACAGGTAGAACAGACAACACGATCAGGAGACGAGCGGACAATACACTGAGGCCAGTCAGGGACGAACCACTCGCCACAGTACGCGCACAAGACCCACCATTGGTGCTGAGTACCTCCGAGGAAGTCTGCGTCGATGCCAACCTCAGGGTATGAAGGATTCCCGATGTCAGCGACCCACTGGAACTTGGAAGCAGCAAGACGCCCGAGCGCCATCTCCGCTCCGAGGTCTGTCATCACGTCTTTCTCATCACGGACCACAAGGCCAATTGGCATCTCCTTGAGCTTCTTCGGTTGCTCTGCTCCACGGAAGTACAACGTCCTATCCCACCCACGCTTGACATGAACGTTGTCTGTCGACGTGAATCCTGCAGCGATGTTCGGTGAGTTCTCAATGATCGGGTCAAGTCTCTCTTGCACGAATTGCCCAAGCTCGCCATCTGTGCGCAGCATGTAGAGCGCGTTCTCTTTGCACTTGTTCATGAACCAAAGCGTGAAGATCATCATTGCGGTGCTGAATCCCATCTGAGTAGGCTTCATTCCAACCATGCGGCCACGACGGGGAAGCGATCCAAGCCATGCGAAGATCTGGCGCATGTACGGCATCTTGAAGTCAGGCTGGTAGAGAGCGTAAGGCATGCCGTCTTCAAGGAACACGTTGGCGACAGCCCATCCATAAGGGCCCTCACCTGCGTTGATGATGACTTGGTTTTGAGCTTCCTGGAAGTCGGTCACCGCACTCCTCTTCTTCCAAACACTCCTTTCCACCATAGCTCATACATCTCTCTCGATATGCTATGACCATAAGGTTTGTCCGGGTAGTGGTTCACAGGAATTTTCACCTCTGCCATAATTTCCTCTGTGGTGATCTCGCGTAACCTCGCAAACTCTTTCTCCCTCGCAGTCATCTCGATCGGTTCAAAGTCCAGCTCCGCCTCGATGTATTTTGGCATCTACCCCTCCTCACTCCTCTTTCACAACCAACTCACCCGTAAGAATCGTCCCGTCATCAAGGCGAATCGTTGCCATCCCCGCCTTAGAATCCTTAGGCATACCGAGTTCACGAACGGTGCCGCATACGACGTCGCCGCCGGCTAACTTTCCGCACTCTACAAGCGTGTCATTTTCATCCGCCTTTTCTTTCCAAATTACAATACCTGCGTAGAGACGATAGTTGAATGAGAGAGTCCTCATGCACTTGATGAACAACTGTGAGATGATGCCCCAGCCAGCCTCGATGCCCCAGCCAGCCTCGATGCCCCTGCCAGCATTGATGCCCCAGCCAGCCTTGATGCCCTCGCCAG